AATCGTGAGCCGGGTCCGTTGGGTTTTCAAAGTCGTCCTTGATGAAGCCCTGGATGAACAGCAGCCACATATCCTTTTGTCGCACGCTGTTATCTGCCCTGAACGGTTCCATGTCGGACTTCGGGCTTTCGAGAATCGTGATGCACGGCAACGGTTCATCCCGGCCTATTACCGCCACACCACGACGCACCGACCGAACTTCTGTGCGGTACCCGTTAGCGTGGGTGATCGTGGACAGTTGTTCGGATAATTTCTTGAGGATTCGCAACCGCTTACTGTCAGACATTGCTTAACCTCTTGAATTGTCGAGAGAACTCACTTGCCATCATGGTAGGAATCCTCCCCGACTTGACGATACCTAATCGGACCTCACCGAACACCTGATCGACGGACGGGCCGTAGACCAGATACAGGTTGCGGTGCTTTCCAAAGGGTTTGGCCTGGTACCCAGTACCCCGGATTCTTTCGCCTTCCTTCAGTCGCACCACCAGGCCGACGTTCCCGGACTCCAGGTCGCCTCGCTTGAGGTTGATCAGGAATCCAGGAGTTGTCGCACGGTCTGCACCGGTGACGGAAATACCCGTCTTGATACGACCCTTCACGTTGATCCGTACCGGGTTGTTGCTTCCGCGTCTGCCGGTCTTCTTGTCCGTTGCAAACCGGGCAAGCGAAGTAGGACGTTTACGTGCGGTAATCTCTGCCCGTAGATTTTCGTTAACCGACTTCTGCACCTTCAAACGCTGGTTGTCCTCACCGGACAAGTAGCTGGCCCCGAAGTTGATCTGTCGCAGGATCTCGTCTGCCGACATTTTCCTTGCCGCTACGGCGGTTTTGTTCAGCGCAAACCGTCCTGCCTGCATGGCGATGTCGGGCATTTCGGCAAACCGTCTGGCGAACTCTTCCAGTCCGGATATGTTGATCTGCAAGTCGTAGCGGTTAGACATCCAGCTTCGCCTCCCAAAACCGAACACCGGCCTGGTTCACTTCGGTTTCGAATACCGTCACGTAAACCTCGCCAGTCGGCATCGTCACCCGGCCACCCTTGACCACTTGGATTGAAGGATCGAGAAACGCCAGTCTCACTCCTTCATCGAAATGTTCAACGTACCCAATACTATCCGCATCGCCTTGTCTGAAGACCTTCGTGTGCACGCGGACTTTCGTCAGCGTCCAGTGTTGGGAATTCGGGCCGACGTACTCCGCAAGCAAGCCGAAGGTGTCTTGCACCGTCGTCTGCATTTGTCGTTTCGTTTCAGCCCAACCCATGTTCAATCCAAACCTAAATCAAGTGCTTCAGCTTTTTTCGCTTTGCCTTTTTTCTTCGGTTCCGCATCAGCCACTTCAGGCTCCGCGTCTACCGCAATAGCCAGGCCAGCCTCTATCAGTTCGACCGACTGCGCTTCAGCAACTTCGTGAATCCCTGGTTCGAGGTAAACCGTCTTACCGACCAGCATTTCAACGGCCTTTCGTTCCTTCCGGCAATACTGCATCTTCTTTTCAGGGACGCTGATACCAACCGTTTTAAGTACCTGTACCTTCATCACGACCTCTTCGTTTGAGTTAAAGCGGGTGTATTCCAACCCGCTTCAGTTGTTACGCGATTACAGCAGCAGACAGGGTACCGTTGATCCTGCGAGGAACCATCAGCGGGGCTGATTGTGTCATCAGGTAGGTAACGGACGGGTCCATCTGTTTCCACATTTTCGGGAACATTTCGAGCGTCTGGAACGAAGCATCGCTATCCATGATCGCACCAAAACAACGAACGCCTTTGATCGCTTCAGCCGGGGCTGTACCGATAACGGTTTTGCTGTCGAGGAACGGCGTGGAGACACCAGCGTCACTGGTGTACACGTCGTAGTAGGTCCAGATTTCAAACTGGCCGATACGCAGACGGGGCTGAGCCACTTCCGCACCGTTTACCGGGGCGATAGTGCCGCTGATGTCCACAGCTCGTCGCTGTTCGATGTACGCCTGGACAGAAGCGTTGCTGATGAAAGCATCCCAGGCATCCAGGCCCATCGTGAAGCGGACAATCGGATAGCCGGTAGACACCTGAACCAGACGTGACCAGGTTTCCAGGTCGGCCAGCGGGGTACCCGTTGATGCGCTCCATAAAGCAGCACCGGACAGTGTGATCGTTTGACCTGCCGCGCGTCCGAATGTGAGGTTCTGGGTCTCGTAGGCTTCACCAGAAACAGTCACGCCACCAGTGATGATAGCCTGTGCGGCCATCCACTCACGTCTGCGCATGTGCATCTTGTTGTGGTCGCTGATGATTCCCGCCACTGCGGCGTCGTAACGCTGTTGCAGGGACATAGAACCAGTCAGTTGCTCACCGGCACGACGCAGTTGGATCTTGTTCGGATCGACAACAGCCTTCGGCTTCAGGTAAGCAGGCGTGAACACCTTGGTGCTGTAGCCGCGTTGTGACATCACTTTACCTTCGACCATCGGACTTACGAAAGGAGCCATGCGGCGGTCTTCGTCAATCAGGTCAAACAGGATTTCCTGTTTGTCGGAAGTGTAAGTATCAGGGAAGCACAGATCAAGCCAGTAGGAACTGATCGGCTCCATTTTTCCAATGACTTCGAGCAAGTCAGAAGTTGAGTATAAATCCATCGTAGTTTCCTCTTAGCCGATGTTCTTGATTGAGATGGGCGTACCATCGAATGCTTTTGCTTTCAGCACTGCGGTTGTATACCCAGCGTGCCAAACAAGCGCGGCGGGGTTGAAGCACCCCGAAATGTAGATGTTGCCGACAGCATCGGCTGAAGCAGAGGCCGCAGACTCTACCGCAATACCGATAGGGTACTGCGAACCATCGTTTGCCGCAGGATCGCTCAGTACGAACTTGCCGGAAGCGGCAATGCGACCGACGACTGCGTACCGGGCGATTGCCGCACCGGTAAGGAAGGTTACAGGGAGAGTCGTAACAGCGGCGGAACCGGCGAACAACTCAGGATTTGACGTGGAGCCAGCAGCCCCGAATGATGCTTTGTATTCAGACATTTCTCATATCTCCAAAAATTACTTTCGACCGGTTACAACTTTGAAGTTACGGATGATTCTGTCCGAAACACTCAATTCTTTTTCCCCTGAACCCACTTCGCCACCGCCGACATTCGGGTGTTCGATGGAGTCCATCACCTTAACGAAATCATTAGCCTGTTTGGCTTCTGCTTTCGGGGCTTTGCTCAGCAACGCGACAACGGCGTCTGCGGCCATATCGGTTTCATAAGCCAGGTGTTCTGCCAACTCAGTCCGTCCTGCGGCTTCTGCCGAAGTGAGGATCGTCTTGATACGGGCCTTTTGATCTACTGCCGGTGCTGCGGCAACAACGGGAGCCGCAACTTCTGCTGCTACTACTGGTGCGGCTTCAACTGGTGCGGCAACTTCTGCTGCCACGACGGGGGTTGCTGTGACCTCTGCCCCTTCAGAGGTATGTTTAGTGCTCATACCTGTTTTCCTAAATGAAGGGCTGGAAAGCCCGCTGATAAATGACGCCATCGCCTCGCTGGGAGTCTGGATAGCGTCGATTAAACCCCTAGCCAGTGCCTCTTCCGAGTCGTACATTGCCGCCTCAGTATCTCGCACGCCTTGGGCATCAATTCCCCGGTTGTTTGCAACCACGGAAACGAAGTTGTCGTAAATTCTTTCTACCGAAGCCAGCATGGATGACTTAACGGATTTCGGTAGTGACTGGTATGGGTTGCCGTCCACCTTATGCTTGCCCGCATAAATGAACGTGACCTCGATACCTTCCTTCTCTAAGTTCTTTTCGAAGCTAACGTGGGTAGAAACCACACCGATACTTCCAATGGCGGCGGACGGCATGGCGACTATCCGGTCTGCGGCTGTTGCCAGCGAGTACCCGCCTGATGCTGCCATGCTGTTCACAATCGCCATCGTCGGCTTCTTGCGGCCTCGGGTTTCAGCAATCTCTGCGGCCAGCTCGAAGTTCCCTGCGGCCTGGCCGCCCGGAGAGTTCACGTCGAAAACTATCCCTTTAACTTCTGGTCGGTCCATCGCTGCGTTGAACGCTGAGCGTATGTAGTCATAGCCTGTCGCAAATCCGTAGGACCAGGACATGCGGTTCATCAGCACGCCGAGTACCGGGATTACCGCAATACCGGTTTCCGGCTGGAAGTAAAACCCGTCGTCGTCTGCCATGTAAGACACTGAAGCCAATTCGATACACGCCGGTTCTTCAGCGCCTTCGAACATATCGCGCAGGGCGATGTCGCTGATTGCGCCTATCTGATTCGGGTCGATAAGTACCGGCCTGCCGCTGGCGAAACTACTCAGAAACTTCATTGTCGCCCTCGTCTGCTTTCTGGTCTGCCTGTTGCGCTGCGGCCTCTGCCTGCTGTGCAGCTATGGCGGCTGCACCGAATGTAAGCCCCATAGACTTCATCATCTTCTGCTCCCTTGACCGCTGAGCAAATACTTCGCGGAAATCCAGACCGAGTTGTGCGCATTCTTTTTCCCAAGTAGACAAGCCACCGTCTATCCGCATCAGTGCGGCTTCGGTTTCTTTCTTCTCGTCAATCTGCCCACGACTTGCACCGATCCAGGTACACTTGCCGTAAGCCTCTGAGTTCATCGACTCCCAAAAGTTCGGAGCGTTTGGCGGTAACGGGGCTTCGCCTCGCGCCATTTCCTCTTCCAGCCACAGCATGTAAATCGCAGAGGCGAACCTGTCGGCCACTTGCGATTTCTTCGCGTTCATGTGCTTCCAGGTTTCTGCCATGCTGGCACGAGCACTGGAGTAATTCGTCTTGGTGTAGTCGCGGCTGAACTGCTCATACGACAGACCCAACGACGCCGCTATGTGGCGAAGCAGGGACTCTTCGAAGTTCGAACCGACGCCACCGGGGCTTGCCGCGTTCTGCATCTTGAGCTTGGTGCCCGGAAAAAGATGCGGGATTTTGGCCCCATCAATCTGAAGGTTCTTGGCCGCACCCGCGTAAACCTGAATCTGGCCCAGGTAGTTGTTTATGAAAGCGTCGGTGTTGGACGTGCCAGCACCCATCATTTCGTAAACAGCTTCACTCGGTAGTTCGGACTCAATCGTCGCTGCATACGTCGCGTTGATGACGGCGTTTTGCAGAACGATGTCCTGGTACTTTTTGGTCATCTTCATTTGCTTGAGCACGGATACCATCGCACTCACGCCGCGAGACTGGTCAATCCGCAGCGGCTCGTAAATGTGAATGACCTGCCGACGCCCCCACGTAGTGAACGCCGGTACCCGCCTGAACTCATAACGCTGCGCGTCGAACCACTCGGACGGGTGCGCCTTCCG